CGTAAGCAATAAACGCTTGATACCGTTTGCATACAACTATGTTGACGCATCTGTTTACAGCATTGATTTGGCGGATACATATTGCTGTTCAATAAGCGGAAAGAGGAGAACCGGAAAAACCAACCTGCTTAAATTGCTTATGTACGCAGTAAGTCAAAAGAACGGCAAGGGTGTGGTGATTGAGAAAGAAAGCAATGAATTAAAACTGCTTTCTTCGGAACTCGGCTTTGAGTATATTGACAGCGATAAGGGAGTTTTCGATTACTTTAAGTCAATTACCGATGAGTTTGTTGCAAGAAATAAATATAAGCATACTCTTGAGGAGGACGGACTGTCAGATCTGCAAATATACGAAAAAATGAGCGTTAAAGAACCGATGTTTATTTTTATATCCGACATTACAAAGTTTATTGATTGCGTATATCACCCCGAGGGGAATATTACGAATATGAGCGGATATTTTGAAAATATCATCGAAAAAGGCAGTTTACATAACATATATTTCTTTGCGTGTATCAACACGGATAACCTTGCGTCTGCCGCAGGAAGCAATTTGTACAGACTTTTTACAGGCTATAAAACGGGAGTTCACCTCGGCGGAAATGTTGCATCACAGAGGATATTCAATTTCCAGAATATACACTATTCGCAGATGTCGAAGTCATCAAAGAAAGGTCACGCTCTTACGCCCTCAAAGGATGATGATACAACTGCACTTAAAATTATCGTACCTCTTTTTGGGAGTAGAGAAGAATGATATCTTTTTTGGCTTATACCAAAAGTAAAAACGAATTGACCTTGCTGAAGCAGACTGTTACGGATATAAGCTCGGTACTGAGCGATGAGGACTTAAAAATGTATGGCTTTTTATCAAGAGATAAATTTGAAAAGTTTCTGGAAAACTGTCCCGTGCTGGATATTTCGTGCGTTGACATTTGCGGAAACGGCGGAATAGATTATGCAAAAAAGGTGAGAAGTACAAATAAGGATATGTCGATATTACTTATTGTTGATTTAAGCCTTTCGCCTGCAACATATATTATTCCGAGCATTATGGCTGCTTCTTTACTGATAAGACCGTTTGACAGAGCTGCTGTTAAAAATGTTCTTGATACGGTTTTAAAGGATTACTGCGAATATTTTGAACAAGAGGACGGCGGTAAAAGCTTTGTGGTTGAAACCCGTGAGGGCAAACAACTTGTGCCGTATTCGGGGATTGTTTATTTTGAATCACGGAATAAAAAGATTTTTCTCGGCACTGATAACGAAGAATACTCATTTTACGGTACGCTTGATAATCTTGAAGAAACGCTCGATGACAGGTTCATAAGATGTCACAGAAGTTTTATTGCAGCAAAGAAAAGAATAAGTAAAATTGTCCTCTCAAAAAATATTGTCGTGCTTGACAACGGTTGTGAAATTCCGCTTTCAAGGTCATACAAAGGCAAAGTCAAGGAGGCAATTCAAATATGAATAACGGCACTCAAAACTATGTTTTGACTAAAAAGCAACTTTATATTTTGCTTGTGGGTTGCGGCGGTGAATCGGTGAGAGGACTGAAAATTGACGGTGATGTTCCCGATAAGGCGGAAATCATCAAAGCTATCGGTGAACTGTCAGACAGAGGATATGTTGTTTCGGACGGAAACAATTTTCATACCGTAGGTGATATCGACAAAATTATAAAGCTGATTATGTTTGCACCGGACTTTTATATTATCAAAGGCAGAAACAATGTTCCGGATTTGTGCTGTTACGGCGATAAAAAGCAATTTGCCGTGTGCGAAGTTATGGTAACCAAAGCAGACAGCATAAGAATTTCGGTTTGTGATTTTGAGAGCCTTTTTTCAAAACTTTTTGACGAAGGGTATTTTGAAAATTGCTTTGATGAATTTTTTGTCGGTGATGATGAACTTAGGGAGTTTGAAGCTCGTTATCTTGAGAAAAGGGATATATCCTGTGAAAACAACGGCAGTTCAAGACGAGTGTTTTCGATTGACAAAATAAGGGCTGACGGCACAGACAGATATATAGATATTGCAGAGTATTTTTTGTGTGACTATATACTTGATGTTGACGGTGAAAATGTGAAAAGGACGCAGTTGTCAAACTCGGAAATGAAAAAAAGTATAAAAAATTTGTTGGAGGAAAGCGTATGATTGTTGCCGAAATTTATGTGCCGGTTCTTGATGCTTCATATGATTTTAAGCTTGATGAAAATGTGCCGACAGGCGTTGTGATTGAAGAAATTGCAAGCGTTATCTGTCAGAAAGAACAGTGCGAAATCGGAGGCGATAAAACGCAGTTTATGCTGTTTAAGGTTGAGAACAGACAGTCGCTTTCCGCAAATCTTACCCTGTATGAAAACGGTGTTACCACGGGTGACAGTTTGGTATTTGTGTAAAATATGTCTGTTTGTCCGAAAAATGTGTCGTTTGTCAGTTTTAAAACTTTTTCAGGCACAATTAAATATAATATAATCATCCGATGAACAAACGGATGAAATTAATAAAAATCAAATTCAATTTGGAGGAATTAGTTATGGCAGATTTTAAAGTTACAGCGTCCCAGCTTAACACACAGGCAGAGAGTCTTCAGGATCTCAACGGCAGATTCAAGTCGGCAATAGAACAGCTTGTGACTTCCGAAACAAGTCTTAAATCCATGTGGGAGGGCGAAGCAAACGACGCTTTCCATGCCGCTTTTACAAGTGATAAGGCCAAAATGGACGAGTTCTACAATCTGATTATTACATATATTGAAAGACTCAATTCCATTGCAACGCGCTATGAGCAGACAGAGAGAACAAACACAGAAATCGCAAGCAACAGAACATATTGATAACAACCAAAAATAAAGGAGTGCATTATTATGACAGGAACAATTAAGGTTTCACCCGATAAATTATTATCTACATCAGCCGAATTTTCTTCACAGGGCAATACAATCATCTCACTTACAGGCGAGATGATGAACATTGTAGCATCAATGAGCAGTGTATGGGAAGGCGAGGCTGCCTCATCTTATATGACAAAGTTCAAGAGCCTTGAGTCGGATATTCAGACTCTCAACAGAATGATTCAGGAACATGTAAACGACCTTGAGCAGATGGCAAACCTCTATTCAACCGCCGAACAGCAGAATGTTGATGACGCCGCTTCTCTTTCGTCAGGTGTTATTTCCTGATAAATAAATCACAGGTTTGTTTCGGGGCAGTAGCTTCTGCCCCGAAATGAAAGGATTGTTAATATGAAGATTGATTGCGACAGAGTTCTGATTCTTTCAGACCGATTGGCACAGCTTTCAAATGTCTGTTATGAAAAAGCCGAGGAAATTCATATTGAAAAATTGCGAATTGCCGAAAATTCTTTGATGGACGAAATTTTGAAAAATCTTGAAAATGACAGAAAACAGCTTGAAGAGCAGGCAGAAAAATTAAAGCGTTACGGCATTGCTTTAAAGAGAATTGTTGCACTTTATGCAAAAGGCGAGAGCAGTATATGCGATATTATGGAAAACGGAAGCGGCACACAGTATGTTTTTGCTTGTACTTTAGATACAGATGTTTTGAATGATTTGTATAAAGCAAGGATTGACATACCGCAAATTTCATTGAAGGCAGAGTGATTGTATGGGCTTAAAAATCAATGTTGATATTAACAATCTTTCAACCGATTGCAATAAAATGACCGACCTGATAAGCGAGCTTAAAAATCTTACGCAAAAGATTACCGATGAAGTTGCTGAGTTTAACGGAATGTGGGACGGTATTGCAAAAGATAAATTTATGAAAAGTATGGCTTCCGATATTGCCGAAAGCGTTAATGTGACGGATAAGTTCGATTTTATTCGATATGCTATGCAGACGGCGCTTACTACATATGAGAATGACAACGAAGAGGCAGTTAATATTTTTCTTGCGGCGGATAAGTGACGGGAGATAAGTTATGAGATTTAAAAATCTATCTTTGGGGAATTACACAGTAACGGTTTCAACTGACAGGATGTATCAAAAAGCATCGGAACTTGAAACTCTTGTTGAAAAACTTGATTCTGTTCTTACACAGGCAGCCGAAATTGTTAAGAGAACCGATTCATATTGGGTTGGGGATGCCGCTGAGATTGTCAGAACAGAGGCAAGAGAGGGAGTAAAACTTGCCGAGAATAATCATAAAAACCTCACGAGAGAAATTGAAAATCTCAGACTTATAACGGAACAATATCATTCTGCGGAAAAGAAAAATTCAGAAGATTCTTCACAGCTTCCGTCATCAATTTTAACATAAGGAGGATTTTGCGTTGGATAAAATGATAAATTATGATTTTGATGCCGCAAAAACTGCGTCGGATAATTTAGAATCTGTATCTGACAGCATATCCCGTGAAATTATTTCCGTTATCAGTTCCAAAATTGACGATATAAGCAATTATTGGAATGACGACGCGTCAATTCGTTTTATTAAAGGACTTGACGGAATAAACGAAGAAATTGACAGAATTCAGAAAAATTTGCTTTCACAGTCTGAAAAAATCAAAACAGCCTCAAGACATATGAAAATTGCCGAGGAAGAGGCTGAAAAAATTGCAAAAACGAGAGATACGGAGTGATTGTCGTGGAATGGATTATTTACACAATATTGGCGGTTGTAATTTTGGCGGCGGCAATTGTTTGTGTCTGTGTTTTTGCCAAGACGAGAAGAGATTTTTCACGAAATGATGTTCATATAAACGGCGGTGCGGATATTCAGACCGGCAGAGTATCGAGAGATCAAAATTATTTTAAAGGAATAACAGGAAAGCTCGGCGGAACTGTTGTTGTGGAAGGCAGTCGTGCCAAAAGCAGAGGATTCTTTATTGAAATTATGAATATAAGTAACGGCGATAAGGCGGATTTCAATGTTAATAACGAGCTGATTATAGGCAGAATTTCAGGCGAAAATGTGTATGCCCTGCCGAATGATCTAATGGTTTCAAAGCAACATTGCAGACTTTTTGTTTCGGGTAGTGATTTGTACCTTGAAGACCTCGGCTCGGCAAATCATACATACTTAAACGGCACAATTATTACAGAACCAACCCATATTCAAAGCGGCGACACCATCCGCCTTGGCAAAACAGAACTTGGAATTGTGTGTTAAGGAGGGATTTATATGGCACTGAACACAGAAGTAAAAGCCAGAGAACTTGCTGTGAATACTTCAAAACTTCGCAGTGATTGTGATACTGTTGCGATAGAACTTGACAGAGTATTAAATCTTGCAAAAGAAATGTATAACGGAGTTAATAATCTCAACGGTATGTGGAAAGGTACGGCAAATCAGGAATTTGTAAAGAACTTTTCTTCAAATTATGAGACGATGAAAAATTATGTAGAGTCGTTGAAAAAACTTGTCGATGAAATAGTGCAAAAATGCAGTGATTATGAACGATGCGAGGATGATGTTGCGGCAATGATTTCAAGCATCAGAGTGTGAGGTGAGTGTTTTGTCTGAAAATAAAATTAATTCATCATTTGGTGAAATAACATTACAGGTATCACCTGCACAACTTAACAGTATGGCTTCTGATATAAGTAAAAAAGCGGATACGGTAAATTCTTCATTTTCGGATATCTACAGTAAAGTTGACGGTATGCTTATTTATTGGCGTGGTGTAGTGGCAGATGAAAAAGTGTCTGCTTTAAAAAAGCAAAAAGAAAGCACCGATAATATGATAAAAAATTTGAAAACATATGTTGAAAAACTGCGTCAGATTACAGAAAATTATGAAACTGCCGAGAATACTTCTGTTGCCGAAGCAGGTGAACTTCCGTCAAATATTCTTGAATAGGTGAGTGGTTATGACAAAATATCAAATTGAATGTAATTATAGACTTGCCTTGAAAAGAGCAGACGAGCTGTCTGAAACGGCAAGAAACATTATGAAGGTTTCTGAGAATATCAGCAACGATGTTATGGCGGGTTTAGAGGCTGATTGGCATGGTAACTCTGCAACTGATTATAAAAGAAAGCTGAATTTGTTTTCTGCAAAAGTAGAATGTGAAGCTAAAAAACTTGAAAATATTGCAAATACAATTCGGCGTGTTGCCAAGAGAACATATGACACCGAAATGCAATCTCTGGAAATTTCAAGAAAGCGTACTTATAAATAGGGGGTGTAAAATATGGCTGATTTTTCTGTGTTGATTTATACACTTGAAAATAAAAGCAGCAGTCTGAATGATTATAAAAAGAAGTTAAAGTCATATTCCTCTAAGGTTCAATCCATAAAAAACAGTATGCCGCTTAACGGTGATGTCGGAATACAGATAAAAAAAGCTATGAAGGAAAGCAGTGAAAATCTAAGGGTATTATCCGAAACTGCATCAAGCTTTTCTTCGGTATTAAAAGATGTGGGGAATAAGTATTGGTATGCGGAATGTGATTACACACCGTGGAACAGAAATGATACAATAAAACTTTTAGGCTTCGTTGCGTGTGTTGTAAATCCGGGACTTGCACCTGTAGCTTATTGGAAAGCCGGTAATTATTTTTTTGAAAATGCGGAACCGGGTGATTATTTAAGTTTAGCCGGTAATTTCGGCAAAGGTGGTTCTATAGTTTCAATAATCGGTAACTTGATTAATGGTAAAAACGATCCTAAATCATATATTAGTGCTGCGGATAAATTTGTAAGTTCCGTAATAGACGATGAACCAATAACGGATTTAAAAACATTATTTGGATATTCTAATGCGGAGTCCACCAAGGGATTTACAAAAAGTATCAAAAAAAGTATTAAAGATAAAATTAGCGATCATACCTTTATTAAGGCAAAGGGTAATGCTAAAACAGCGGAGGTAGTTAAACACAACTCTAAAGTAAAAGCAAAATGGGCAGGACATGCAGTGTCAACCCTGTTCACCGTTGCTACAAAAGCGTATGATAATTTTGTAAACCCACAAGGCGAAGATAAGTATAATTCCACGGGTCGAAAAGTGGCTGAAACCATAACGGAATCTGCTGTTGATATTGCTGTTGATGCAGGTATAAAAGCCGGTGTTACCGTTGCCGCTACGGCATTGCTTGGAGCTACACCTGTTGGTTGGGCGGCAGTCGGTGTCGGTGTTGCTGCAGTCGGTGTAAAGTGGGTTGCTGACCAAGCGTTTAAACATTTTACCGGAAAAGATATGACAGAATACATATCAGACGGTATAATTGACGGAGCTAAGAAGGTTTGCAATAATGTAGGAAATGCTGTACAAACCGGACTTAAAAATATCGGTGGCTGGTGGAATAATCTCACCAAACCGGCGAAAAAGTCCTTTGCATATTAGAAATTTTAAATATAATGATTATTTCACAGGAGGCAAATTATGAATGTTAATGAATTATTACCAATTGGAAGTATTGTGCTTTTAGAGGGTGCAGAGAAAAAACTTATGATTTTCGGTGTCGGTCAGACACAACTCGAAGAGAACAAGGATTTTGATTATATCGGCGTTGTTTATCCTGAGGGAAATATGGGCGAAGGCTCGCAATTTTTGTTTAATCACAGCGATATAGAAGAAATTGTTTTCAGAGGATATGAAGATGAGGAAAGAGATAACTTCCTTGAAATGTTGAATTCATATTTTGAAGAAAATAAAGAGGATTAAGATAGGTGAAAAATATGATATGTAAGAAATGTGGTACGGAGAATTCTGATGACAGCGTGTTTTGTCAGTCTTGCGGTGAAAAATTGAGCGGGGTTGTAAATAACAATACATATGCAGACGCTCAAAATGGGGTGGAAAATTATTACGGCAACACATATGCTCAGCCTATTTATAATCAGGGCGGTTACGGTCAGCCAATGAGCGCTCCGCCTGCCGTTGAATATCAGAAATCGTATTTTGACGGAACAGGTTTTCAACTTATGGGCTGGAACATACTTTGTTCAATTATTATTTTTATAACATTCGGTTTTGGTGCGGCATGGGCGTCCTGCCTTAAACTGAGGTGGGAAACAAGTCACACGGTTGTGAACGGAAAACGACTTTATTTTAACGGTACAGCCGCTCAGCTTTTCGGAAAAATGATTGCGTGGGAGATTATTGTCGGTCTGATTCTTAGTATTCTTCCTATTATGGCAATTACGACCACAAAATATTCATATAATATTTTGCCGAATTTGATAGTCGCAATTATTGTTGATGCTATAATTTCGATGTTTATTGTTCCGTTTTATTCTGTTTACATTAAAAAATGGGTAATAAAACATACGACATTCGTTGATGACAGAGGTTCGGCAATGCCTACTGCACCGTATTATCAGAATCAGGTGCAATATCAAAATCAATCGCAGTATCAAAATCCGCAGACATACAACGGTGCGGCTAATGACAATGTTGCAACGGTAAATTTAAAACGCTGTCCGTTTTGTTACACGGATAATTCTGAGGACAGCGAATTTTGCCAGAATTGCGGAAGAAAGCTTGACTGACAATTATATTAATCGGTTTTACCTCACAAAAGTGGTAAATAATATTAAGCAAAGGGTTTGCACATACAGATTTTCTGTATGTGTAAATCCTTTTTTTATTATCTGATTCGGAAAAGACGGCTTTCTGAGGGGGATCAGGCGGATATCTTTGACTATTGATTTTTGGTTGTGAATAATTATTTTTAAAAATATTTTTGAAAATTGCATCAAAGTATGCAATTTTTTTGAATTTTGCAGGTATAAGTGAGGGGTGTTGATAAAGCCTCTTGAAAAACGGAGGTGACGAGATATCAGAAAATTGACAGGTAGGGAAAAGAAGTTTTGCAGTTTATTTCTCGGTTCGGGAAATTCCGAGCTTGCCGCAGAAAAGGCAGGCTACACGGGGGATTGTGAGCAGAAGGGGGAAGAGCTTATCTGCCGTCCCGAAATTTCAGCCGAGCTTGAACGGCTGTCACGGCTAAGAGAAAAATCCCTTGCCAACATGGCGGCGGCAGGGTATCAGCGGTTGGCTTTCGGTAGCATTTGCGATGCAATTTCTTTGCTTTACAAAAGTGATCCGAGCAAGGAGGATCTTGAGGGCATGGATTTGTTCCTTGTGTCGGAGATTAAAAGACCGAAGGACGGTTCAATGGAAATCAAGTTTTTTGACAGGCTAAAGGCACTTGAAAAACTCGGTGCAGGTGGTGAGCATGAAACAGGCGCAAAACAGCTTTTTGACGCCATTTCAAACAGCGCAAGGGCGGTGAATGACAGGGAAAATGGAAATTAAAGCTTTTTCTAAAAAACAGCTTACCGTGCTTTCGTGGTGGAACAGGGAGTCGGTTTTTCGTGACAGGGACGCAATCATCTGTGACGGTGCTGTGCGCAGCGGAAAGACATTTTGTATGTCGCTGTCGTTCATTTTGTGGAGCTTTTACGATTTTGCTAATTCGGACTTTGCACTTTGCGGAAAGACAATCCGTTCTTTAAGGCGAAATATGATTACGCCCGTGATTCCGATTTTGAAATCACTCGGTTTTAAGTGTGAAGAAAAACTGTCGCAGAATATTTTGACCGTGAGCGTTAACGGAGTGATGAACAGGTTTTATCTTTTCGGAGGCAAGGACGAGTCATCCGCATCACTTATTCAGGGTATGACGCTTTCGGGTGTGCTTTTTGACGAGGTTGCGTTGATGCCGAGGTCGTTCGTTGAACAGGCATTGGCGAGATGTTCCGTGTCGGGTTCAAGATTTTGGTTTAACTGCAATCCCGAATTTCCTGAGCATTGGTTCTACCGTGAGTGGATTAAAAAGTGCGGTGACAAAAATGCGTTATATCTGCACTTTACAATGCAGGACAACCCGTCTTTGAAGCCTGAGGTTATCAAGCGGTATGAAAGTCTGTATTCGGGTGTGTTTTACGAGAGGTTCGTAAAAGGCAGATGGGTAGCCGTTTTCGGTGCGGTTTATCCGTTTATGGACAATGAAAGGATGTATTGCGATATTCCGCCGGACATTGAAAGCTGGGCGGTATCGTGCGATTACGGTACTGTAAATCCCGCATCATTCGGTTTGTGGGGCAGAAAAAACGGTGTGTGGTACAGGGTTGACGAATACTACTTCAACTCACGCACTCAGGGCTTTCAAAAGACCGATGAGGAGCATTATGACGGACTTGAAAAGCTGATTGACGGGCGGAAAATCGACTGTGTGATTGTCGATCCGTCTGCCGCAAGCTTTATTGAGGTTATAAGGAGACACGGAAAATACACGGTTGTGTCGGCTGAAAACAATGTTATCAACGGCATAAGACAGACTTCGCAGGCTTTGAAGGACAGAAAAATCAGAATCTGCAAAAATTGCAGAGCCGCAAGAAGGGAATTTTCGCTTTACCGTTGGGACGGTTCGGGGCGCAGTGACGCACCTGTTAAGGAAAACGACCATGCAATGGACGACATAAGATATTTTGTCGCTACGAAAATTTACGGTTGTGACGGATTCTTTGCCGTTGCAACCAAAAGACAGGAGGAAACAGCTTGAGGCTTGGCAGAAAAAATAAAAAGACCGAGAGCATAAAGACGGTGCAGACCGTTTTGAGAGAAACGAGAAATAATTCGCCGATTTTTTCACGATTTGCCGTTCAGACGAGAACGGAAAGGCAGCTGTACACAACTTTGCGTGAGTCTGTGCCGATTATTGATGCGGCACTCTGCAAAATTATCAGACTTATCGGCGGATTCAAAATTGTGACTTCATCGGCTGAAAGTCAGAAGATTGCCGACAGCTTTGTTAAAAATGTCCGCACAAACGGTGAAATGATGGGACTTGAAAGTTTTGTACTTTGCTATCTTGATTCGCTTCTCACCTACGGACAGGCGGTCGGTGAGATTGTTCCCGATAGTGACGGTGAAGGAATTTGCGCATTGTACAATGCAAGCCTTGACGATGTTGAAATCAGAGCGGATTCTTCTCCGTTGAAGCTTGCGGTTTACATACTCGGCAACGGTACAGCCGAAGAACCTAAGCATCCGGAAAGAATTTTTGCAACACTGCTTAATCCAAAGCCGGGTACTGTGTGCGGTACTTCCATACTCAGTGGTCTGCCGTTTGTCAGCTCAATACTTTTGAGGATTTTTGAGTCGGTAAAAACAAACTGGGAGAGGGTTGGCGATATTCGTTTTGCGGTTACTCTAAATCCCGATTCAAACGGTTCGGCTGTGAGCAGAGAAAATGCACAGGCGGTTGCCGATGAGTGGAAAAAGGCGATGAGAAGCGACAGCGTGTGTGATTTTGTGTCGGTCGGCGATGTCAGCATTAAGGTTATCGGTGCTGAAAGCGATATGCCCGACTGCGACATTCCCGTAAGGCATATTCTTGAACAGATTATCGCAAAGCTTGGTATTCCGCCGTTTCTGCTCGGCATTTCGTGGTCGAGTACGGAGAGAATGAGCGAACAGCAGGCGGATATTCTCACAAGCGAGCTTGCTTACTACCGCACAGTGCTTGAACCCGTGATTACAAAAATTGTGTCGGCTCATCTTAAAATGTGCGGTTATAACGACAGCTTTAAGATTGAGTGGGACAAGATTAATCTTCAGGATGCGGTTGAGCTTTCTCAGGCAAGACTTAACAATGCAAATGCGATGAACATTGAAAGACAGATTGGAGCGGAGGTGCAGAATGAAGGATAACAAACTTATTAAAAGCGGTGTTTCGGGCGTTGTTGACGGTGAAAATCAGACTGTCGGCGATGATGAACTCGAACTGATTAACCGCTTTACAAGGCGAAATCTTGCAAAAAATGAGGTGTATGCGTTTTCGGTTGTGCTGTGTGACAACGATGTTGACCGTGACGGCGAACGCTTTACAACAGATTCGCTTTATGAGCTTGAAAAGCTTTTTGTCGGCAAGACGGGAATTATTGACCACAATCCAAGTGCCAAAAATCAGACGGCAAGAATTTTCAGCTGTAAGGTAGAGAAAATTGACGGTCAGAAAACGGCTTTGGGTGACGATTACTTTAGGCTCAAGGCAAGGGCATATCTTCCCGTTTGTGAGAGCAACAGGGATATTATCCTTGCGATTGACAGCGGAATTATCAAGGAAGTAAGCGTTGGCTGTGCCGTTGGCAGGGTTGTGTGCAATGTGTGCGGTGATGACATCTCGATGTGTACTCACAAAAAGGGAGAGGTTTACGGCTCAAAGCTTTGTTGCGGTGAACTTGTGAACCCGTATGACGCATACGAATGGAGCTTTGTTGCCGTGCCGTCACAAAAGAGGGCAGGCATTACGAAAGGTCACAAAATTTTTGGAAAGGAAAATGATATGGAGAAAATTCTTAAAGCCATTGAAAACAAAAAGGCTTTTGCACTTGATGAGAGCGACAGCAGAAAGCTGTGCGAATATATTGACGGGCTTAAAAAGTCGGCTAAGGACGGTGTGCTGTACCGTGAAAGCCTTACCCGTGATGTTGTGGGACTTGCCGCTTTTGTTCAGCCTGACATTTCGGGCGAAACTATGGAGAGCGTTGCAAAGAGTATGACAATTGAACAGCTCAGAGAATTTAAGTCAGCATTTGAAAAGAAAAAGAAAGCAGCTTTTGAACCTGTTCCGCAGCTTTACTGCAAGCAGGACAAGAGAAATAACACCGTGGAAAACGGTCAGTTCAGTATTTAACGGAGGTATTATTATGAATGTAAATTTTAACGGATTCGGCGAAAATGCCGCAACATTTATTGCAGACGAAACACTTACAGAGGCAGGCGTGCCTGTTAAGATGAAGGACAACGGTACTGTTGCAAAATGTGACGCAAGCGAGAACTTTTGCGGTGTGTGCGTAAGCGTGAGAGGCGGTTATGCGGTTGTTCAGCTTTCGGGCTATGTAAAGGTTAAGAGCGACAAGAAAATCGCCGTCGGCTACAAAAAGCTTTCTGCAACGGCAGTCGGCGGCGTGTCGGTTACAACAACCGGCAGAGAGTACCTTGTGCTTGACTCAACAGACACATCGGTAGGATTTATTCTTTAATAAGGGGAGGAAGATATTATGGCAAATTTTGAAAATATTACAATTGAAAAGGGTATGTATCAGACAAAGGGCGGAATTTCGGGCGCACTTGAAAAGCTTGATCCGTCAGAAAATTACAGAGGTACTGCACTTGAGGGACTGGACGCATTTTCCCGTCAGCTCAAACGCTTTGACATTAAGGTTAAGGGCAGAAACAGCGACTGCGTTGAAAAGTTTTTTCAGAGTTCAAACTCTGCGGCACTTTTCCCCGAATATGTGAGCAGAGCCGTTATGCAGGGCATGGAGAGAGCGGATATTCTCCCAAATCTTGTGGCAACCGTGACAGACATTGAGGGTATGGATTACCGCAGTATTGCATCTGTTCCGAGTGAGGATGACAAGAGTCTTAAATTCGTAGGCGAGGGTGCAAAGATTCCGCAGACTGAGGTTAAGACAAGAGAAAACCTTGTTAAGCTTCACAAGCGCGGCAGAATGCTTGTTGCATCATATGAGGCGCTTCGCTTTCAGCGTCTTGACCTCTTTACCGTAACACTCAATCAGATTGGCGCATATATTGCAAGAGCACAGCTTAAAGATGCGATTGATGTGCTTGTGAACGGTGACGGCAATGAAAATCCCGCCGGCACACTTAATGTTGCAACAGGCGGCAAGGTTACATATGAGGACCTTTTAAAGCTCTGGACAGAGCTTGCTCCGTATGAACTCAACACAATTCTTGCGTCAACCCCCGAAATGCAGAAGATTCTTTCGCTTTCTCAGCTTCAGGATTCAAACGCAGGTCTTGATTTTCAGGCTACGGGCAGAATGATTACACCTCTCGGTGCAAGCCTTCTTCACACTCCCGAGCTTGAGGGCGGTAAGATTATCGGTCTTGACAAAAACTGTGCGCTTGAAATGGTTCAGGCAGGCGGTGTTGTTACAGATTACGACAAGCTTATTGACCGTCAGCTTGAAAGAGCCGCAGTTACCTGTACCGCCGGTTTTTCAAAAATCTTTACAGAGGCGTCAAAGGTGATGAGCTGTTAAGGAGGGATTGCCTTGAACATTGCAAACATTACAAAGCGTTTTGCCTTATACAGCGGTATTGACGGTGCTGAAACTTACAAATGGAAAAGCATTATTGACGATGCCGTGGTGTATGTTAATTCGATTGTTACGAAGGAAAATCTTTCGGAAGATGACGAATTAAGACTTGAAAACCTGTGTGCCGTTTACGCTTTTAGGTTGTATTCCCTTTGCAATGATGACAGCATTTCTTCTTTTTCCGCAGGTGATTTGAAAATTTCATCATCTGCGGACGGCGAAAGCCGTGCCGAAAAGCTGTGGAGGGAATATGCCGACAAGTCGCAGGATCTTATCGGCAGAGAAAAATTTTTGCTTGGGGTGATATGATGAATATTTCACCGTCTATCGGGAAAATATTAAACAGATACGGCTGTGATGTTACCGTTAAAAACGGCGGTAAATCGGTTAGGACAAAGGCCTTTATTTCACCTTTGAGATATAACTATAATCAAAACTCCGACAATGTACGGCATAAACTGGGTATGAGAAAAACGAAGCTGTTTTTATTTATTGCACCGCCCGATGTTCTGCTTGATTCGGAAAAAAGCGTAATAGAAAGTGAAAACGGTAAATATACTGTTAAAAGGTGCGAAAAATATTATGTGAAGGACAATCCGATTTATGTAAGGGCTGTTCTGTGTGCATACAGAGAAGAAACGAGGGATGATTTTGAATCGAATTGAGAAACAGGTTGACCGTATTATTGCAGGATTAAAGGTAAATGAGGCTTTGAAAAATGTCAGATTTATAAGAGAATACGGCTCTGATGAAGCACCGTCACCCGTGAACGGAATGATTGCCGTTGTGTCGGTGAGAGATATGTCAACGGAGAAAAGTTATATCGGCGGATACCTTTCGCCGTCTATCAAGGGTGAAAGCTACAATGCAGGAGTTGAAATCAGGGTGTATGCTCCTGCAACCGAGAACGGAAGCGGTCTTTCGGAAGTGGTAAGTGAAATTCTTCTCGGACTTAAAACTGCCGATGCGGAAAAGACGATTACCCACAGCGAGGCGGCGTCAATTGAATTTGATCCCGATATGAACGCAATTTACAGAACGGTGAGTTTTAATATGGAATTCTGTCTTTGCGAGGAGGTTTAAATGGACGGCTTTGAATTTGAAAATTGCGGAAATGCCATGTTGAAATGTGAGGGAAAAATCCTCGGCGGCGTTGAAAAGGCAACCTGTACAAGAAAGAACTCCTTCACGGAAATCAAGGAATTTTTCAATGACAAGCCCGTTGAAAGGATTGTTTCAAATGAATGGGAACTTACCTTTGTGATGAAGATTACGGATAAAACTCCGTTTTTGGAGCGTGACAGCTTTAAGAGTCTTGAACTTGACCTTGCAAAGAAGAAAATCATTTACACGGATTGCAAAGTGCTTGAATTTTCAAGCGTTACTCAGGGCAGCGGAAGTATTCTTGCAACCGTGAAAATCAGTGCCGACGAGAGGAAAATTATATGAATGATAAAAATTCAGACGAACTTTACAGGCTTGCGGAGTCTGAGAACGGCGGTAAAGATACCGAAATGTTCGGTGAATTCCTTGAAAGGGAAAGCCGTCGTTACAGTCGCAGACTTGACGAAGAAGAGGAGGCGAAAAGCCTATGAAACCGGTGCCGATGAAATTCGGTGAATATGTGTGGCATCACAATCCGCAGAATATCAGCTTTGAATGTGACAGGAGCGTTGCAGAAATGAAAAGTCCGTTCGGCGAATCTTCCGTTCAGGATATGGGGCGGAAGAATATGAAAATCAGCGGTTCGGGACAGCTGTACGGCGAGAATTGTGCAGAACAGTTTGAAAGGCTGTTTGAGGTGTTCAGAAACAGCGGAAAAGAAGTGCTCTCCGTGCCAAACCTGCCGAGCATTTATGCTGTGTTTGAAAAGCTTGAAATAAAGGGCGAGCCAAAGCCGAATGTGCTTGAATACAGCTTTGTGTTCCGTGAGGTTATGGAAAAAAAGCAGAAAACGGTAATTACATATTTTGACTGTGAAAACGGACAAACCCTGTGGGACATTGCATACAAAACAGGCGTGAAAATTGACGAGCTTGTGCGACTGAATCCCGATGTTAAGTTTCCCGATGAAAACCTCGGAACAAGGAGGGTTAAGCTGTGCTGACTTACTTTTTTACTGATAAAAACGGCAAAAGGTGTGGAATTAAAAATGTTCTCACGGCAGAAATTTCGGCAGATGTCGATGTGCCTGCCGATGAGCTTGTGATGACTGTGCCGTATGACGAGAAGTTCGGAAATGCCGATATACTTGAGGCTTATGACGGCAAGTCGCTTGTGTTTGTGGGACAGGCTGACGAGATTGTCAGCATTGTGAGAACCGACGGTGCGATTGTAAGGCTGAGTGCAAGAAGTCTTGCCGGAAGGCTTCTCGATAATGAGGCAGAGCCTGTTACATATGTGAACCCGGCGGCAAAGTTCATTTTTGAAAGGCATTTAAAGCCGTTCGGAATTGTCGGATATGACGGTGACGAACATCCGTTTATGGGCACAATCAAAATTGAAAAGGGCATGACCGAGTGGCAGGTGCTTGAAAAATTCTGCAACGGCAGATACGGCAAAAGTCCGAGAATTACGGGTGCGGGATTTGCTTTGATGTGCGGAACTTACGGCGGTGCAAAGCCGTTTGTGTTCGGCAGAAACGGAGTAGGTTATACATCTCTCCGTGAGTACATAAAGCCGTGCAAGGTGATTTCGCAAATCAAACTACGCACCGAGGAATACGGCGGTTACAAGAGCGTTGTAAGCAACAAATGCGTTGCCGACAGGATTAAAAGGGTGAGATATGTAAACGCTTTTCTCGACAACAATGCGGTAAAAACAGCCGACAGAATGATTGAAAACGGCAACAGGCAGAGCTTTGAAATAATGCTTGAATGTGCAGAATGTCTGTGCGGAGTTGTCGGCAGAAGGGCTGTGATTGATGACTCTCTTATCGGAAAAAGAGAGGGCTTGGTTGTGAAAAGCATTAAATATTCACTTGGGAAAAACGGTGAAAGCACAATGGTTGTGCTTGGAAAGGAGAACGGCGATGTGGCTGATGAATTACATAACTAAAAATTCGATTACCGCCCCGAAAGCCGAAAAGGGCGGTGTGAAAAGTTCGGGAAACACGGTTTCGGTGGATTCCTCGGAAGAACACAGGGGGATAAAATGTTGCGTGCCGTATGGCTTTGCAAGCGTTGTTCCCGTGGGAGAGTCGGCGGTTGTTTTGCCGCTTGCTAACGGCGAAGTGAGCCTTGGCGTGCTTGCAAAAAATGTTGAACTTGATGAGGGCGAGGTTATGCTCTCGTCAAAGGGCGGAGCGAGTATTGTGCTGAAAAATGACGGCAGGGTTCTTATCAACGGCAAGGCGGTGTAGTATGAGGGATACGATGATTAAAAACGGTGATATCGTTATCGGCTCTTCGGGCAATACGGTATTGCTTGAGGGGAGTGACGCAAAATTCCAACAGGCTGTGCTTTGCATTTCGGCAAAACTCGGCGGATTTGTCTATGACAGAAATTTAGGTTCAAAGGTGCTTTTGCAGGACAAAACACTCTCGGCAAAGCAGACTGAACTGCTTGCCAATGAATCGCTTGCAAAAATGAAAAATACCTATGCAAGCGTTAAGTCGGTTGGCAGACAGATTACGATTGACCTTACGGTTGACGATATTACAAGGAAGGTGCAGATAAATGGAAACCTATGATGAAATTTACGGCAGAATGAAGAATGCCTATGAGCATGAAACGGGTGACAGCTTTAACGAGGTGAGCGACATTGCAATCAGGCTCAAGGTGCTTGCCGGCGAGATTTTTAAGCTGCAGACGAATCTTGAGTGGTGGAAAAGACAGATGTTTGCAGTGAGCGCAAGCGGTGAATGCCTTGACAAACTCGCATCGCAGAGAGGTATTGAACGCAAAAAGGCGATGAAGTCAACGGGCGAAATTACCTTCAATATTTCTCAGCCGTGTAGTCACGATATTGTAATTCCAAAGGGGTGCGTTGTGGCTACTGCCGACCTTGTGCCGATACGATTTGTTACGACCGAGGATGAAGAAATCAGTGCCGGAAACACGCTTGTGAGTGTTTATGCCGAGGCTGAACAGGCGGGGAGTAACGGTAATATCGGGCTTAGCTGTGCGGTTGTTCCCGTGAGTGTGCCTACAGAGATTGAAACGGTTACAAACCGTGAGAAATTTACGGGCGGTTGCGATGCCGAAACGGACGATGAACTTCGCAAACGTATAAGAGATACATATATAAACACCTCCAACGGCACGAATGCGGCATATTACGAACAGCTTGCACTCACGGTTGACGGTGTTGCAAAGGCGAGTGCCGTCGGCAAAGTGAGGGGCGTAGGTACGGTTAATGTCTATGTTACGGGTGCGGATGCATCATTGGGTACGAATGTTGTTGCAAAGGTTCAGTCGCTTTTGGAAAAGCAGAGAGAGCTTAATGTTGATGTTATTGTGGCGAATGCCCAGCGTACCGCTTGCAATATGAGTGTTGTTGCCTATGCGGAGGACGGATATTCTTCAGGTGAAGTCAAGGAGTTGCTCAAAAATGCCTTTGCGGAATATGTGAATTCAATCCCTATCGGCGGAACTTTCAGATTGTCGGAACTCGGCGCAAAACTGATTGACACGGGTTGTATAACCAACTACAACTGGAACACGGATATGCAGGATGTGACGGTGGCAAAGTCGCAATGTTTTACTGTCGGTACAGTTACGATTGGGGTGAAGTGATGAACAGCTTTGATTCGATGAAAACCAAATTAGAAAGTACGGGGCTTTACAAAGTTACGGCAAAATCAAATATCAGAGCGGAACTTTTGGCATATGCAGAGGGTTTGAACACGGAATTTGATATGCTTGAAACTATGGAACGGGAGTTGTTTATTGACACAGCGGAAAACTGCGGAATTACCGAAAGGGAAAGATTTGTCGGTAAAATCAATGCCGATTATCCGCTTGAAAAACGAAGGGAAATGCTTAAAATATCTGAGCAGAAGGTTGGCGGAAAATGCACTCCCGACGATTTCAAAAGAATTGTCAGAGGTTACGGTGTGGAAAATTTTACAATTGCTGAAGCTCCCACAAGAAACCGTGTGGACATTAAAATTTCGGATACAAAAACAGACGCAGAGAAGAAGCTCATAGAAAAGCGTGTGAAAGCAGATTTTCCGTTACATCTTAATGTGATAATTTCTTATGTAAATGCATAAAATCCTGATTAAAATTTTAATCAAGCTATGTTAATAAATTTTGCAGCTTTGCAAAACCATTCAAATAATTAAATAACCATGACCAAAAATAAAAATGACAAGTTGAAAAATCTCAGCTTGTCATTTTTCTGTGTGAATATAAATCCTTATAAAAAGCACTCTGCAAACGCTTAGGCTTAATTATATTTTTTGCTATTATTATACCTCATATTCGAGAGCGGTTTTTAGGTTAATTCAAAATATATGTCAACTGTAATTGACAATTTGTTCAATGGAAAAGAGAAGTGTGCCACTTGATTTTGTATCGGCTTTTATCTTTTCATCAAAACCGTTTTCAGAGAACAATGCATAATAAAACTGTGTCTTTTCCTTCAATGGTGTTAATTTTGCAAGTGTGTTCAGATATTCTGCATAGGTAAATGCTTCTTTTTTGAATTTGCATTCCCCAACTAAATAATTTTCTGCTTTTTGATCGATACATAAAATATCTATTTCTGTTTCTCCAATTCTAAGTCCGTTTGCTGTGTTTTTATCCCTTATTGTTGTCTTTCCTGTCCACCGTCCCATTTTGGAATATCGGAACGGCAGTTCGTTATTTTTCTGCATTTTCCGAACAAACTCACGGCATACATCTTCAAATGCGACTGATGCAAATTTATGGAGTTCGGGCTTTACAATATATTCGTAAACGCCGTCAACATCGCCGTCCTCAAGCTGTGAAAAATTTGCAAAACCGAATGCATACCAGAATCGGAAGAAGTTATCTGTTAATTTATATGTTCCTCTGTTACCGTTTGCCTGTTCTTTTATCTTTGCATCAACAGAAAATTCTCGTTCCACAATGCCGAGTTCAATCAGATTTTTTAAATAAACACTTGTTTTGGAAGTATCCTCAATGAGTGACTTTTGACTGATATTGTTTAAAGTTGTATTTCCAAGTGCTACCGCTTCAATGATAGAGTTATATACAGGCGTTTCCCGAAGTTCCTGATGAAGAAGAAAATCAACCTCGCTGTATAGAACACAACCTTTGGTCAAAATGTTTTGTTTAATATTTTCTTCAATAGTTAGTTTCGGATTCCATTGCCTTAAATAGTGGGGGATACCGCCAAGAACAGAATAAGCAATAACTTTGTCCCGTTCGGAATATGAGGTAAAGAATTTAGCTGCATCGTAAAATCCCATTTCTTTCATTTTGAAAATTCCGGTAGCACGACCGTAGAGCGGATTTTTTTCGGCAAGAATTTCCTTTTCAATAAAACTCATTGCACTGCCGCACAAAACAATCATAACATTTGAATCCCGAAGTTGTGTATCCCACAAATTTTGCAGAATAGAAGGAATGCTCTTGTTTCCTTTGCACATATACGGGAATTCATCTATGATAAAGAGTTTCTTTTTATCCCCATACGGCAAATCGAGAACAGCGCCGAAAGCTTTTTCCCAATCGGCAAATTCGGTAATGTAGTTTTTTGCGGGAATGTTTTCTTTTAATATCTGTTTTGAAAATTTTTGAAGTTGCACCCTGTCGGTTGTCTGAGTACAGGAAAAGAATACATGTGGTTTTTCTTTGCAAAATTCTCTTAAGGTTTCCGTTTTGCCGACACGCCGTCTGCCATACAAAACTACAAGCTGTCCGCCATCTGAATTGTATTTATCGTTCAGAAATTTTAGCTCGGTTTCTCTGCCTATAAACATAAAAACACCTCTTATGCTATCTAATCTTGATTTACTAAATCGTGATTTGGTATTATTATACCCAAGAACAAATGTAAAATCAATAGATTTTGCAAAAACAATAAAAATTTTCAAAATACGCCGTTATATAAATTGTGGGAAACCTTTAAAGATTTTTATAAGACATAAAAAGACCTTGCAGAGTAAAATCTGCAAGGTCAATTTTATATCAGAAATAAACTTGTATTAAGTTACCTGTCAATACATCCTGTGTGGATTACTTGTTTGCGATAGCAGCCTGAGCAGCAGCAAGACGAGCAATCGGAACACGGAACGGTGAACATGATACATAGTCAAGACCGATCTTGTGGCAGAACTCAACAGAAGAAGGATCGCCGCCGTGCTCACCGCAGATAC